CTTCTTTATCTCCAAAATAGCGAAATTCGAAAATTATTTAAAGATACCCTTTCTTTAACCACAGATTTTGAAACTATTAAAGTATTTTTGGAATTTGACCCTTGCCTCTATAAAAGTAAGTATATAATGAAATTCTTAAACAACATTAAAAAATAATTTATGAGACCACCAAACGTAGAAGTAAAGCTAGATCCAAAAAAGTGTACTGACAAGGTATACTTTGATAAAATGTATAGTAAATTTAACAGAGAGTTTTTAAACTCAGGCGTGTTAGATGAAATTAGAATTAAGAGAAGATATTACAAGCCAAGCGCATTGAAGAAGATTAAAAAAGAAATGGCTAGAAATAAATGGCGCCATTTGCTGTAATTAATGACCTTTCAAGAAAAACAAATTTACAATACATTTTTAAAGGTTTCTAGATCTAAAAATAAACTTCCTTTCAAGTATAGGAAAAATTTTGAAGATTTTGATGCAGTAAAAATGATGCAAGTTAAAAAGCTTGCTATATTTTTTAAAAAATTTCCTCATATTAAAATGGAGGATTATTTCTTTGCACCATATTCGCTATATCCCGATGAAACTTATTTTGATTTAAATTACTATACATCTTTAAAAGCTACTAAATCCTATACTCTCTTTAATAAAAAGATAACTTTTTCAGAACCAGATAGCAACGAACAGCTTTTAAGCATAAAAGAATCTTTAAGATTTGTTTTAAATTTTTGTAGAGAAAAAAGAATTGATCCTATCAATTATATTCATCATAAAACAAATAACGAATATAGCTTTGTAATACATTTAAAAGAACACAAAGTTAATATATATGTTTTACTAGGATATATTAATTTTGAGAAAGTATTCAAAGCAAGAGATGCAGAAATTATAAAATTTATTTTAGGTGAAGAATTTTTTAATAATATATCAACATTTAAGACGAAGCTTCTAAATTCTAATAAAGCTTTGTCGTTAGTCAATAACGGGCTTAGACTTATAAGTGAAAAGTTTAAAAATAATAGTTGATTATTTCTTATTATCATTTATTATTTGAAATATGAGTACATTTACCACGTCGATGTTTGAAAGCATTAAAGGTGCTTTAACTAAAAATAACGAAGCAACAAGCAATAAAGTCAAGGATTATTTAAAGTGTGAAGTTGGCAATACATATATTGTTAGACTTCTCCCTAATGTTAAGGATCCGGCTAAGACATTTTTTCATTACTATTCTTACGGCTGGAATAGCACAACTACCGGTCAGTTAGTAACTGCTATTAGCCCTACTACCTGGAATCAGCGTGATCCTATTGCTGAAGAGCGTTATCGAATCCTTCGTAACGGTACTGATAAAGAAAAAGAAAAGGCTCTTGCTATTAAGCGCCGTGAAAACTGGTTAGTAAATGTATATGTTGTTAACGACCCTGTTAATCAAGATAACAATGGAAAAGTTAAGCTATTGAGGTTCGGTAGACAGCTTCATAAGATTGTTATGGATGCTATTGAAGGTGATGAGGCAACTGAGCTCGGTCCTCGTATTTTTGACCTTTCTCCTAAGGGCTGTAATCTCCGTATTAAGGTAGAAAAGCAGGGTGATTATCCTACATATGTTTCATCTAAATTCTCAACACCTAAGGAGATTGAAAGTCTAGACGAAGATTCATATGATAAGATTTATAAGAGCGCTTTTGATCTTGAGTCTTACGTAACTGTTAAATCATATGATGAACTTAAAGAACTTCTCGACACTCATTACCATGGTGTCGAAGCTGAAGTAGAAACTACCGAGGCTGTTACTAGCGCACCTGTACCGTCTGTCAGTGTAGCTAAAAAGGTAACTCCTAAGGCTGTTAAGACTGATGACGAAGATAGCTCTATTAATGAGCTTCTCAAAGATCTATAATGGATACCTTTAAAGAGCTATCTCCTGACGAGCAACGACTGGCGGTGTTGCAGTTTATGGGACAGCATCTTACAGGCGATCTTAAAGAATTGGATCAGAACTTAATTTCTGGATCTGCATCTTTGAAGGGTATGAGCATTGACCCGGTTCAACTGATTAAATCAATGCCTAGAAACAACACACCACAGGATCCTAATGTAGTCAATGCAGGTATTAATGCTTCTGTACCTCATCAGCATGTGCAAGCGGTTCAACTCCCTGCGCAACAAGTACCTTATAATGATCCTGACCAATTAGAGTTTGATTTTAACAATTCGAATTATGCTAAATTAATTTTTGATAGACTCGATTCTATCGATAATAAAATTAATAAAATTCTAGATATTAAAGATTGATTATTAATAATTACTAGTTAATATAATTGAATGCAGCTAAAAATTACTAAAAAAGATGCATTCTTAAATAACTTCCTATCGTTATTAAGCAAGGTAGCTGATAGCGCTGTTGTAAAGGTTTCGAAAAATAAAATCACTTCACTCTTAGCTACAAGCGATAATACTATTATTGTCAACGCAGTGTATGAGGATGACGCTATAGATTGCGATGCAACTCTCAATATACCAGATTTAAAAAAGTTACATAGAGTTATTAGCTGTATTGAAGGCGATACATTAGAGCTTGATCTAGGACCTAATTTTATTGGATATAATGCATCTCAACTTAGGTTTAAATATCATCTTTACGACGATAATATTCTTACTACCCCAAAGTTAAATTTAGATAAACTAAGAGAATTACAATTCGATGGTGAGTTTACTTTACCCTATGCTTCTGTTATTAGTCTTGTCAAAGGCAGTACTATAAGTACAGAAACAAATAAAATATATCTTAGTGTTAAAGATGCTAAAGTTTTTGGAGAACTTACTGATAAAACGAGACCTAATATTGATTGCTATGGTATAGAGATTGCACAAGATTATAAAGGTACACAGTTTGCTCTTGCTATACCCTTGAATTTTGAGATATTTAGAATAATTTCTTCTATGAGATGCAAAGAACTAAAATCTAAACTAATAACAAAAATGGGTGTAATGACACTAGATCTCAGTCTAGATAATACATCATTTAAATTTGTTATTTCAGCATTAGCGAACTAAAATGAGCAAAAATAAGTTACGTACACCTAGCTACTTTATAAAGAGGTTACGCGATAATGGATTTATCGTTATTAAGCTATTTGCTATTTTTAATAAAGCTGATCCACGTCAGTGGACTGTTATGGTAAATCCAAGCGAAGCTTCAGTATTCATTACTTGTTATGTTAATAAAAATAGTATAAACGAAATTTTATTTGAAATTGACGACGGTGGTAGAAAAATACCAAAAAATTTCTTTATTAAAACAGATAGTATTGAAGTTATTATTGATTATCTTATTAGACACGGTGTTTCTAATAATGCCAACTATCAAGGAAGAGATAGATTCCTATCGAAGAGACTAAATAATAATGATGAAAGACAAGAAAGCATCCAAGGACAACAAGCTTAAAGATTCTTTTGACCCCAATGCAAATAAGGAAGTTAAAGAACTTACGCACAACGCGCTAGTATCTTTTCTTAAAGAGCAATTAAAAGAAAAAGCTAACAATAAGCAAGATTTAGATGTCCTTAATAGTCAGATTTTAGAATACCTAAATAGCTTTATATTACTCGGATATAATTTTAACGGTGAGCCGATTAGTTTAATTACCGCACATAATCAGCAAGAAGCTGACTCTTTAGGTACCTTAATTAATAAATTTATTTTTAATAGTCAAAAAGATCAGCCTGGAGATTAGCTTTTTATAACTTAAAATAAGGTGTGACTAATATTATTGTTTTAGGCCGCGGCTTTATAGGGTCGCATCTTTATAATTTTTTAAAAGATCATAACGAAAGCAACAACTTTAATTTATATAACATCTCGCGAGAGCAAGTTGATTATTTTGATGAAATTAAACTCAAGAAGTTTATAAGGGAAACTGGTCATTTCTATGATGGGTCTTATTCTGAGAATATTATTATTAATTGTTCAGGGTTTACAGGTAAACCTAACGTAGATCAATGTGAGGTAAAAAAATCAGAGTGTTTTGAATATAATGTTAAATTACCGATAATTTTAAGCCATTTCTGTAGTAAGAATAAATGTTGGCTTATTAATATAAGCAGCGGCTGTATCTATACAGGCTACGAAAAAGAATTTACAGAAGAAGATGAACCTAATTTTGGCTTTTATAATCCGCAAAGTAGCTTTTATTCAAAGTGTAAGCATATTGCAGAAAAATTAATTCAAAATAACTTTACAACTACATTAAGAATAAGAATGCCATTTTGTGGTTATAATTCTCCCCGTAATTTGTTAGTTAAGCTTTTAAAATACGATAACTTAGTAAAATTTAAAAATAGTTTAACATCTATAGATGATTTGTCTTTTTTTATTAATGAGTTTATTAACCGTCAGCTATTTAAATCTAATCCTGGAATTTATAATGTAACAAATCCCGGAGCCCTTGATGCTGCTGAAATTACAAGTATTTTATCTAAAAATAATTTAATAAATAAAAATTGGAAATTTGTAGATATAGAAAATTTAGATTTAAAAGCAAATAGATCTAATTGTGTATTATCTTCAGAAAAAATTGCTTCAATGGGATTGAGTTTACCTGATGTGAGGATTTCTTTAGATAAATGTGCTAGTATATTGAGTACTTGTTATGAGCTGGTTTAAACATCCTAAAAAAAGATATCTTTATGCTGTTACAGGCGGGAAATATTTAGGAGAACTTCTTGTTTTTATGGAAAAAACAAATGAAAGCTTTAGCTTTTTAACTTTACCTGATATGAAGATAAGAGAGGTTCCTTACGATAAATTTGAGTTTGGGTTAACTAATAAAATTGTTGATATTGTTGAAAAACTCCCTTCAGATGTATATTCAACATGCAAAAAACAATACTTGAAGAACAGACTTATGTAATAAATACTCTTATGGACTTTATATCACCTAGACCCATTACATCGCCTATTAGTGGACAGCCCGTACGTCCTATCCTTAAGACATATATAAAGGGTAATAAAGAGATTACTGAAGCGCATTACATCGACCCAGCTTCTGGTTCATTTATTAGAAAAGGGTTAATATCTGTCAAAGATATTAATACCTCTGAGCCAAAAGCAGAATAATCTTGTTTTTTTATTTTTTTTTGCTATACTTAAGTTGTGTTAGTTCCTGTCGAATATACTCTGCAAAAATTTTATCAGTATGCTGGCTTTCCGAAATTTAAAAAGCTAAGCAATACTTACGTTGCATGCTGCCCTGTTTGTAGAGAGGGTAACTCGTGGGGTAAAAAGAAACGTTGTTATTACCTGGTTGATGACAATAAAGTTTGCTGTCATAATTGCGGGTGGTATTCTGATACAATTAAATGGATACAAGAGGTATCAGGTCTTAGTTTTAACGAGATACTTAAAGAAGCACAAACATTCGATATTATACCTTTAGAAGTTCTTAGTGAGAATAACAAGGAACCGGTAAAGACTATTAACATTGAAAAATTACCTTTAGACAGTATTAATATTTTTGATAACAATCAGAAAGATTATTTTAATAATAACGAAATTATTTCTGACGCTTTAAAGCTCGTCAAAGCGAGACGCATCGACACGGCAATAAACAGACCGGATACGTTATGGGTATCGCTAAAAGATAGAACACATAAAAATAGAATTATAATTCCTTTTTATAATGAAGCGAATGATATAATTTTCTATCAATCTAGACTCATTTACGATAAAGATGCAAAATTTTATCCAAAATATTTGAGTAAAATTAACGGTGAAAAATCGCTTTATAATATCAATAAAATCTCTTCAGACTTAGATTATATCTTTATTTTTGAAGGGCCTATTGATTCATTCTTCGTACAAAACGGTACAGCTGTTGCAGGTATTCAGGAAAATAGTAGCAACACCTTTTCACCTATTCAAGAGCAACAATTACTATCTTTTAGATTTCATAAAAAAATATGGGTATTAGATAGCCAATGGAAAGATCAAGCTAGTAGAATTAAAACTTCTAAACTAATAGAAAGCGGTGAAACGGTTTTTATATGGCCAGAAAATATAGGTAAAAAATATAAAGATATAAATGAATATTGTATCGATAATAAATTAGATAGTATAACCCCTAAATATTTTATAGAAAATTCTTACGACGGGTTAAAAGCAAGACTTTTAATGAGTACTATCTGTCGTTAGCAGAAATTAAATATCCTTTTAACGACTCGCTCAAAGAGCTTAGTTCTGCTGCTAATCTAGAAATCTTTTTCTTTTCGCTTCTAGCTATATCTTCAAAAATTGAATCACATGGTGCAGCGTGTAATTGTACCTGAACTGATGTAGGTTCAGTTCCGTTAAGAAACTTAATAAACTGATCAATCTGACCAATCCACTCTTTTAATTTTGTTATTTGCTCTGATTTTCTATGATCTTGCACAGTTTCTCTACCTTGAATATCGAAATCTTCAGGCTTTGCGTTTGTTAACGTCTGAGCCATAGCTTCTTTATCTGATTGAGGCGCAGCTGCTTGCGGATCACCTACTGGAGCTGGGGCTGCATCAGCTTCTAAAACCATGTTAAAACGGTGCTCAAATAAATTCATATATTAATATTTATTAAAGAATGCATAAATAATTTAGTGAAAAAGGTCCTTTTTGAAGATGTTATGAATTATAATAAATGGATCTCTGGCATTGCTTCCAGAGATCTTAATGCACAAAAGGTTACATTAAAAGATTTGTTCGACAGAACTAATACTAGTCAACATCCAAATTATACAAAAGCGAGTATCCCTATGCCATACCCTCTTCCTAATGTTATTGAACAGTTAGGCGAGCTTTATATTAATGCTACTAACTCTATTACTATTTTTAAAATAGCATTAGAAAACCCTCTTATACAAAAGAATAAAGAAGCACATCTTAAAGTATTAGAAGTTCTTAAAAAATTACAAGTTATCGTCAAAATTATAGAAAGCATTTATTCAAATACTTCAGTACCGGTAGTTAAAAATAAAGTTGATAAAAAAGAAGTTGATAAAAACGAGAAATAAGTTATAATAATAAGGTGATACAGACTTTTTTTAAACAAGTTATACCGTTAGCTATAGGTGCGTTTTTAACTGGAGCTGTTTTTGTTTCTACGGGACTTAATTTCTTTTTAGGGGTAGGTGTTGGAGTTGCTGTTCAATATGCGATATATTATGGGTTCGTTAATATTTTAAATGCGGTAGTAGCTTTAAAAAATAAGAAGCTAGAAAACGAGCGTATTAAAGAATTTTCTTATCAAGGTCTAGAAGTAAAATGTCCTTGCTTTAAGCGACATGTAGATGTAGTACCAATTAGATTAAACTCTTCTAACTATTATAAATGCGGTGAATGTGGTAAATCTGTTTCCGTCATTATAAGCGCTGATACCGCTGTAGTTACTGAGCCATTGACTTCAACCGAACTTCCTAAACTTATTATTCCAAATGCAACAAATACCTGAAAGCGTTAAAGTATTGACTAACGAGGTACTACCTACCTCACTTAGCACCTCGCCACAATTACTTTCCATACCTTTTGATGAAATTATTTTAATGATTAAAAAAAATTTACCGGTATCGCATTTAGCTCCTTTTGAGACAGGACTCGCGTACTACAATTCTAATACTATGTCTGATAAACATATATTAAGAAGCTTTTTAAATGTTATAAATGAAGCTGTTAATCAAGCTATTTTAAAAAGCGATATACCTGGAGATGTAAGAGATAAAATTGCTATCAATACAAAACAATTGATAAACAACAACAGCAATTGCTTTGAATACTTTTATAATTTAATTGTCAGTCTAAACAAAGATAAGAATCTTCTTGACGTTAAGGATATTACCTTTATTATTCTTGGATATGCATTCACAACACTCAAAAAAATATATAACGGTTGAAACAAAAAATAAACAACATCAGTTAAAATGTAGCGAATATGCTAGATGGCTATGCTTACTCGAAGCACTAGATGTTGTTTCTAGAGGAGCAGAAAAATTTAAAGTTGATCTTAATAAAAGTGATGTTGATTGGATTAAACCATTATCTTTTCAAAAATATGTTACAGAGAGATATGAATCAATGATAGAAGAAGTGCTTGACAACGAGCTAAATATTAAAATGCCATTAAATAGATTTAAAGAAGAATGCACTACATCGTCGGAACCAGTTTTAGCGTAGCTCCTAACAATAAATCTACTCTAAGCCCGGATAGAAGATTTAAAGTAGGCCATACATATACTCTGTCAAGAATTTTAAAAAACGAAGATTCATTTATATACACTTTTGTTTGCGCAAACGACAGAAGTAAGCTTGAAATTATATTTAAAACATGTAATGAGGCAGATCAGGTAATTTCTAAAATTAAAAAAGAACAACTACCTGTTTATTATGTGAGGGAAGAAACTTCTTTAGAAGATTAATTATAACCGCCGTAAACATCTGAATAATCAGTCTTACTGTAATCAAAAATTAATTTTGATGCATCATCTACGCTATAACTATAAGGTTTATCAGCACCAGATACTGTAGTATTCTTCGTATCGTCAAATATTTGTTGGTTTTGTGCCTCAGGTGTAACACCAGGCTCAAAAGAATATTCAAATCTTTTAGCTTTTAAAAGCCATACATAATGGCCTGCCAGGGGGTTTATTTGAGCAATATCTTGATCGAGGCGTTGAGTTATTTCATAAATGTTTCCGTTTCTACCACCTGGTCTATCATTTCCATATTCAGTCATTTGAAATAAATCGCCTGATTTAGGTTCAGCGCCATATCCAAAAGTTTCGTAAAACGCGCTTATATGAACAAACGCAGTGACCTCATCGTCAGACACCAAGCCAAACTTACTTAACATCAGAGCGTTTTCTTGTAAATTTATTGCTATTATTAAGTCTCGTGGAGGTGAATAAGCTTGTGTTGGATGCTCACCATAGAGCATATCTGCACCAGTTAAAGTAGTGTTATTTAAAATATAACCCACTTTAACACCATAAAGGTTTATTTGTTCTCTCCAGTAATTAGATATTATATTTCTTTCGCATGAATTATTCGCTTTATCTGAATATCTAAAGCAAGTATTATCTTCAAAAGTAAACGGATATACTTTTGGCTCTGGATTACCTGTGTAATATTCGTTACTCATTTCGCTCCAATATAGCAACATTTAAAACAGGATCATATCTTAAAATAATACCTGTATTACCTAATGCTTTAGGTTTATTTTTATCTAACTGAACATTGTAAACTTGTTGTATTTCTGCTAATTCTTGATTGTTAAGTGTAAATCTACCTTTAGCTTTCTTAAGCCTCGCAACCTTAGAGTTTTCTACTTTAGCTCTATGCATATGAGGTACAGTTCTACCT